AGGTTGGCCTCTCGCAGGTTGGCCTCGAACAGGTCGGCCCCGGAAAGGTTGGCCCCGGACAGGTTGGCCTTGTACAGGTCGGCCCCGGAAAGGTTGGCCTTGCTCAGGTCGGCCCCGTACAGGTTGGCCTTGCTCAGGTCGGCCCCGTGCAGGCCAGCCCCGGACAGGTTGGCCCCGGACAGGTTGGCCTTGTACAGGTCGGCCTCTCGCAGGTTGGCCCCGGGGGCGATAGTGTACCCGTTAACGACGGTCATTCTGCACCGTCCATTCCTGACACCGGGCCGTCGTACAGCGTCCGCATCGTTCCCGCCCCGTGGTGATGTACCAGCGCGACTTCAGCCCAGTCTACCCCGTTCCTCTCCGTCAAGGTCACTTCTACTGCACCTTGCCAGCTGGCGGCGCGGGTGGCCAGGCCAGAGTTTTTGGTCCCCAGTCGGGAAGAAAGTCCCCGCCCACCCCTGATCGTTCCGCGAAAATGTGCCATTGTTACTTTTCCTCTTTCGGTTCAGGTTGTCCTACGTCCTGCCCTCTTTCGGTTCAGGTTGTCCTACGTCCTGCTCGTCGGGTTACGGCGGGGTGCCTATTGGTGCACCTCGGCTTCCTCCCGCGTGATGTAGAAGTGAATACCAGCGGCGCACTCCTGCCACCTGTCCGGGTTGTAGTCTGGTGCGGCAACGCTGGCCCCTGCCCAATATCGAAACGTTATGTCGTGCAACGAGAACCCCACTTCTGCCCCGATTACCTCTAGCACACGTGCGAACGGCGCCCGGCATTTGCGCCCCGTAGCGTTATGCCGTGGCGTGCCGTCCGGTATCAACAGTTTAACAAGCACCCCGTACTGACACAACTTCCACCCAACAACATCCCCAGTCGGCGGGACAATCAGGAGCCTAGCGGCAGCGACGGTGTCTATTGTTGCCCTGGAAAGGTTGGCCTCGAACAGGTTGGCCCCGGACAGGGTGGCCTTGCTCAGGTCGGCCCCGGACAGGTTGGCCTTGCTCAGGTCGGCCCCGTACAGGCCAGCCCCGGACAGGTTGGCCCCGGACAGGTTGGCCCCGGAAAGGTTGGCCTCTCGCAGGTTGGCCCCGGAAAGGTTGGCCTCTCGCAGGTTGGCCCCGGACAGGTTGGCCTCGAACAGGTCGGCCCCGTACAGGTCGGCCCCGGACAGGTCGGCCCCGTACAGGCCAGCCCCGGACAGGTTGGCCTTGCTCAGGTCGGCCCCGTACAGGCCGGCCCCGGAAAGGTTGGCCTTGTACAGGGTGGCCTTGTACAGGTTGGCCCCGGAAAGGTTGGCCCCGGAAAGGTTGGCCCCGGGGGCGATAGTGTACCCGTTAACGACGGTCATTCTGCACCGTCCATTCCTCTTTCGGCTCAGCTGAGAGCGCCGCTGCGATGTCGGTGTCATGCCTCATGAGGTCACTTCCTTCAGGGCGAGGGCGGTGGGAGAGATATTCGCAAACGAAATACGGTAGATCATTCGGCACCCTCCTTTAAGTTGGAAAAGCCACCGTGTATCGGGCGAGCGGTGCAGTAGTCCAGTACCTCGCCGCTCTTGTACTCGCCTCGCAGCAGCTCGTCAACCGTAAGCCCGATTGTGTGGGCGGCGCAATGGCCGTAGAAATCCCCGTTCTTTTTAAAATCGCGTTGAACGGCTCCCAAGGCGCCCCACATTGTAGGCGCCGCTATCCGGTAGCTACAGCTCTCGCCATCCCTGTCAGTTAGGGTAAGGAGGTAGACAGTAAGGCTTGACATATCTAGGCCCTCTTGAGTTAGGGTTAGAGAACCCGCCATGGATCCTCCTAGGGTTAAGGACGTTTCACCCTGACACGCCTCGTTCCGTTCCCGCTACGCCATATCCTACTGCTAGAACCGTGCCAGCCCAACGGCGCATGCTCCGGACAGGTCGGCGGATAGCGGCGAGGATGTCGGAGCGGTCGCCGAAAGCCGCAGAGTATGAAGGAAACTTCACGAAGTGTGGCAAAATCCGGACACTATGCAAATGGCTGTTATGTGGATGTTATGTGGATAAGTAGGGTAAAATGTGGATAATTACCCAGCAAAATGGCATTTTACCCAGCAAATACCCACCGCTGCGGACAGATTAAGTGTATGCTGCATAACGACATGACCACATCGGACACTCGCTGAAGGGTTAACCGCTCTACACGAGATTCTCAACCATTCTCAACTAGGTAAATATGGGCAAGCGCACGTGGCTAGGTGATAGGTCCCTTTTTGCTGGGTGAAGTGGTCGGACTCGGTCCCCAATGCCGCAAGCTATTACGCGCCAAGCGATTACGGCTGCCCACTAAAGCGGTTTCTCATGGGCGAATGGTGGTCGGGCTCACAAGGTACTTTAAGTGGACGCTGTAAGTCTATGTAAACGCGATGCTTAGGAAGATACAGGGCACCAAAGTACTTTGTCCTATAAAGCGTGTCATAATGGAACGTATGTGCGTCCGATAAAGCGTGTCATAATGGAACGTATGTGCGTCCGATAAAGCGTGTCATTATGACACACACGCCTGCCGGTGTGGCGTGCTCGCTCCAACACATTGTCGCGCCAGCACTACACCAAGCCCCCAGGCAGCTGTGCCTGGGGGCTTGGTGTAGCGTGTGATCGGGTGCGGTGTTAGACAGCCACGGCGCGCAACTCCTGGGTCCAGTCGGCTAGCGTGCGAGGGCCGTACTCCTCACGCGCCAGCGAGCGGGCCAGTGCCCGCACCTCGCGACGGATTTTTACCGCCACCGAGCCACGGGGGCCACGGTGCGCGGACAGGGTGGAGCCTCCGCCGTACAGTTTCCCGCAAACCTGCGGACCCAGGGTGCCGGGCTGGTGGGTCACGTCGTGGATATAGCCCTCGTCGGAGTGTGCCCAATATCGGCGGGTCCAGGTGCCACCGTCCGGGAGGGGGATCGTTAGCGTTGCTCGGGTGTGCCCGTCGGCGGTCACACGGTAGGCGGGGCTGGTGCGGGTGGTGGTGGTCGTCATGGCGCCACCTCGAGGGCAACGACACCCGCGCCAATACGCAGCCCGTTCGGCCTATGTGGCAAGGAGCGCTCGCCTCGGTGGGTGCCGTGGCGCCAATCGCACGGGGACGAGGAGCCGCCAGTTTGGAACACGCGCCACGTGCGGGTCATCGGCTGGAACACCGCCACCAGGCCGGGGAACAGGGAGGGGGTAGTAGTCGTCACGGTGTCACCTCAAGGTTAGGGTATGCCGTACCGTACTGCACGGCCCATGCCACTCCGCCTAGACGCCAGCCACCTAGCGTCTAGGCCACAAACAACCAGACGCCTGCAACTACCATGCCAAGCACCATGCCCACTACCACGCAGGATGCTTGGCATGGTAGTTGCAGGGCGGCAGCGTGGCATGGAAGTTGCTCCGGGTCAACCCCCCCCGGCGGGGTCGATGGAGTGCGGCGTTGGCGCTGGGGGGTACGTGACACCGCCCCCCCAAACTTCTCAGAAACCAAGAATCCTGAAAACTCCCTGCTCAGAAACCAAGAATCCTGAAAACTCCCTGCGCAGAAACCACACTCACGCCAGCAGCGCGTCGGCGGCCCTTCCCCCAAGATGCTCACACCGCTATGCTCCACCAAGACGCCTGACAATCTCTCGTAGACCAGGTACGCCCCCAATGGCCGGTAGACCCGTGCTCCGCAATCAACTGAAGTACCTCGAAGGGCTCGGCCCCGAGGGGGAGGAACAAGTCCTCTCGTGGATCGCCGAGGGCAGCACCGTCAAGCAGGTCGCCACCAAACTCGGCTTCCCGCCGAACTCCTTGACGGCGCTGTACAAGTGGCGCGACAAGACGCCCGTCCGCAAGGAGGCGTGGCACGAAGCCATGCGGATGCGGGCCAACACCCTCGCGGACGACACCTTGGAGATCGCCGACGACGCCTTGCCGGACGTGGACGAGTTGCGAAAAGCCGAGATCCGCATACGGGTCCGTCAGCACCTCGCCGCGGTCGGCGACCCCGACCGCTACGGCAAGAACCAGCAGATCAAGATCTCGGGGCAGGTTGAGCACTTCCACCTGACCGCCGTCAAAGAGGCCAACGCCGCCATCCAGGCCGCGGCGATCGAGAAGCTCCGCCTCTCTGCCGGGAGCCCCGCGCCCCTCCTCGCCGCCCTCTCCTCCGCGGACGAGGACGCCGACTACACGTTCCGTTCGTATGACGACCGCGACGACGACGACGAGTTGCGGGGCTTGCTCTAGGTGGCCGTAAAAGGCGCCGAGCTCCAGGCGTGGGTCGCCCGGTACTATCACAACCCCGAGCTGTTCGTGCGGGAGATGTGGGCGGTCAAGCCCTACGCCTGGCAGTGCGAGGTGTTGGCGGAAATAGCGAAAGGCACCCGGCGCATCGCGGTGCCGACCGGGCACGGCGTCGGCAAGACGGCGTTGGTGGCGTGGGGCTCGATCTGGTTCCTGCTGACGCGCTACCCCTGCAAGGTCGTGCAGACCGCGCCCTCCTCCGCCACCTTGGACGACGGATTGTTCGCCGAGACGGCGATGTGGATCAATCGTCTGCCGGACACCATCAAGGGCCTGCTCGAAGTCAAAGCCGACAGTATCGAGTTGCGGAGCGACCCGAAGACGGCGTTCCTGACCGCCCGGACCTCCCGCGCCGAGAAGCCCGAGGCCCTCGCCGGTATCCACTCCGACAACATGCTGTTCGCGTGCGACGAGGCCTCCGGCATCCCGGACGAGGTGTTCTCGGCAGGGCAGGGGTCCATGTCGGCGGTGACGGCGATCACCATGCTGACCGGCAACCCGACACGGGCCACGGGCTACTTCGCGGACGCGATTTCGAGCGGCAAGGACGTGATCTGGTGGGTCCGGGAGGTGTCGTGCCTGGAGGTGCTCAACGAGCACCCCAACGCGCCGTCCGAGGAGTTCGTCGAGGAGATGAAGCTCCTCTACGGCGAAAGCTCCAACACCTACCGTTTCCGGGTGCTCGGCAAGCTGCCGCTCTCCGACGACGAGGTGATCATCCCCTTGGAATTGGTGCAGCAGGCGATGAGGCGGGATGTCATCCCCTCCGCCACCGCGCCAATGTACTGGGGGCTGGACGTGGCCCGGCTGGGCAAGAACGAATCGGCACTCGCCAAGCGGCGGGGCCACGTCATGCCGGAGCCGGTGCGGTTGTTCCGGGAACTGGACACCATGCAGTTGTGCGGGCAGATCGCCGCCATGTACCAGGGCACCGCCCTCAAGGATCGCCCCGCCGAGATTCTGGTGGACGGCATCGGGCTAGGCGCCGGGGTGGTCGATCGGCTGCGCGAACTCGGGCTCCCCGCGGTCGGCATCAACGTCTCCGAGCGCAAGAGTCTCTCCAACGCCTACTACAACCTCAAGGCGGAGCTCTGGTACACGGGGCGGGCGTGGTTTGCGAGCTTGATGGTGCGGATCGAGGTGGACCGCGAGGACCACTTCATTAAAGGGCTGACGACCGTCAAGCCAGAGAACCACTCGACTGGCCTGCTCATCGTCGAGCCGAAAGAGAAGACGCTCCGCCGCATCGGCAAGAAAGAGGAACGGCGGCTCGACGCCGCGGACTCCTTCATCCTCACCTTCGCCGGGCAGGCCGTCGCTGCCGCCTACGGCAGCGATCGACACGTCAACTGGAACCAGCCGGTTACTCGCGGCAGGAAGATGATCGCCTGATGCCCGAACACTACGACACCGAAGACACCGAGCAGTCCGACCCCGAGATCCTCGACCGCGAGGAGCTCCAGGGCCACATCAAACTGGCACTGGACGACGCCGCGGACTACGTGGAGAACGAGTTGGGGGTGCTGCGGGCCGAGGCGACCCTGCGCTACAAGGGGGCGCCGTACGGCGACGAGGAGGACGGTCGATCAAGCATCGTTTCCCGTGTGCTCCGCGATGCCGTCATGCAAGTGCTCCCGTCGCTCATGGACATCTTCGCCGGGCCGGAGCATGTCGTCGAGTTCGAGCCGGAGCGGGCCGATGCCGAGGACGCCGCCAAGCAGCGCACCGACTACATCAATCTGGTCTTCACCCGCCGCAATCCCGGCTTCGCCATCCTCTACGGCGGCGTCAAGGACGCCTTGATCCGGCGCTACGCCGTGTTCAAGTGGTGGCAGGACGAGCGGGTCGATGTCCGCAGCGACGCCTATCACGGCCTGCTCGAAAATCAGGTCATGGAGCTGTCCAACAACCCGGACGTGGTGGACATCTCGTTCGAGGTGGACGGCGCCGTCGAGATCCCGCCTGACGCGGACAGTCTGGTGCCCGATCCAATGTCGCCCGATGCGCCCCCGCCCTCCCCGACCGAGATGAAGACCTACAAGGTCCGGGTCAAGATGCGGCGGGAGCAGGGTTGGCCGAGAGTCGCGTTGATCCCTGGCGAGGAGTTTCTGATCGACCGCTACGCCACCGGGATCGAGGACGCCAAGATCGTCGCACACCGGCAGGGCGTCTCTCGTAGCGATCTCGTCGCATTGGGGTACAGCCCCACGTTCATCGAGGAGCACGAAGGCAGCGGCGCCTTCACCTTCGAGACCGCCGCCGAGCCGATGGCGCGGGACGGGCAGAAGCTCCGCCTCGGCACCGACGAGGTGGGCGGCAACCGCGACCTCGACGAGATCCTCTACACCGAGGTCTGGCTCCGCGTCGATCAGGACGGCGACGGCATTGCCGAACTCCACAAAATCTGTTGCCTCGGCGACCACTACTTCATCGCCAAGATCGAGGACGCGGACGAGATTCCCTTCGCGGTCATGTCGCCGGACCCCGAGCCGCACGAGTTCGCGGGGCAGGGCTACTTCGAGATCCTCGAAGACATCCAGCGGATCGACACGGTGCTGACTCGCTCGACGCTCGACGGCGCCATCCAGGCGAACATGCCGCGGCTGGCGATCAACGAGCAGTTGGTTAACCTCGCCGACGTGCTCAACACGGAGTTGGGCGCCGTTATCCGATCCAAAGGCGATCCGCGGGTAACGATTGCCCCGGTTGAGACCCCCTTCAACGGCATGGTCAACCTCTCGCTCCTCGAATACTTCCGCACGGTCAAGGAGGAGCGGGCCGGGATCCCCCGCGCCAGCGTCGGACTCGACGCTGACGCGCTGCAATCCACCACCCGCGCCGCTGTTACCGCCCAAGTCAGCGCCGGACAGCAGCGGATCAAGCTGCTGGCCCGCGTCTTCGCCGAAACCGGCATCAAGCCGGTGTTCATGGGCCTCCAGAGGCTTGTCATGCGGCACCAGAACGTCGCCGAGATCGTTCGACTGCGTGGCAAGTACGTCGAGGTCGATCCGAGCACCTGGAACGCGCCGTTGGACCTCCGCGTCAACGTCGGATTGGGCACCGGAGCGATCGAGGAGCGCATGGCGCGGCTCCAGGTCATCGCCGCCGAGCAAAAAGAGATCCTCCTGACCCTCGGCCCCGCGAATCCGCTCGTCACGCTCGATCGCTTCCGCAATACTCTCGCCAAGATGGCCGAATTGACGGCGGAAGGCGATCCCGACACCTTTTTCGGCGAGATCCCGCAGGGGTACGTGCCCCCGGAGCCCGAGACCCCGCCCGACCCGGCGCTATTGCTCGCCGAGGCGCAGGCGAAGGAAATCGAGGCCCGGATTCAGATCGAGCAAATGAAGGTGGCCCAGCAGCGCGAGGAAATGCACCTCAAGGACGGGCAGGAGCGGGCCAAGATCAGTGCCAACATCCACATCGAGGCGATGAAGCTCGAAGCCCAGTACAGCATCGACATCCAGGAGCAGCGGATCTCTGCCGCGGTCGAAGCGGCGCGGCAGGAGTCCGACGAACGTATCGCCACGACTCAAGCGCAGGTCCAGGCGGCGCAGGGAGGCCCCAGTGCTCAGTAAGCTCCGGCAACTGTTATCCCCGAAGTCTTTTTCGGAGAAGTTGCGGCTGGGACAGGCCGCGGAAGCGTGGGCAGGCGACGAGGTGCTTGATACCGCCCTCGCCAAGCAGCGGGACACCGTGATCCATCAGTGGATTGGCTCCCGTGACCCCGAAACCCGTGAACGGGCGTGGCTGTTGATGCAGGCTATCAACACCCACGCCGCCGCCCTCGCCGAGATCGTGCTGGAGGCGGAAAACGCCAGGGCCGAGCGGGCGCACGACGAACGACGCGACAAGAAATCCAAGTAGGGCTTGATTCCTCATACGACCACGGAGTACACTCATGGCAGTGAAGGCGGAAGGTGCTGCGACCTCCCCGGAGAGCAGCGAGACCACGATCGCCGATGACGGCAGCATAGACTCCCTCTTTGACGCGATGTTGCTCGACGAGGAGGACGAGAAGGAGCCGGACGCTCCGGCAGCGAAGGACGAGCCGGAGGAAGACACGCTGGAGGAGGACGCCTCAGACGAGGACACCGATCCCGACAGCGAGGACGACGAGGAGCAGGACGACGACGCTGACGCGCTTCTGGATGAAGCCGAGGAGCCCGCCGCCCCGAAAGCGAAGGACATCAGCCAAGAACTCATCACGGTCAGGCCGGACGGGATCGAGGAAAAGGTTACGGTGGCCGAAGCCGCGCAGGGGTACATGCGGACCAAGGACTACACCAAGAAGACGATGGTGGTCGCCGACATAAAGAAGGAAGCGGAGGCGGCGCGGACAGAGTACACGGACCTGATCGGGAAGTGGAAGACCTTTCTGGATCAGACCCTTGTCACCGAGAATAGGCCCGACCCCAAGCTGCGCGAGGAGAACCCAGGCGAATACGCGGCCCAACTCGCCGAATGGAATGAGTTGGAGACCCAGCGGAAGGTTGCCGAGGGTGTTCTCAACGAGAAGCAGCGGGAGGAGCACGCCACGCAGGCAGAAGCGAAGCAGCGGTTTGTCGAGAGCCAGTACGCGGTGCTGGTCGAGAAATTGCCGCATTGGAAAGACCCGGACGTTGCCAAGCGGGAAGCCAAGGTGATTCGGCAGTACGCCTTGGATATCGGATTCGCCGAGGAAGACCTGGCCCAGTTGCACTTCGCCCCCGCCATTTTGACGTTGCGGAAAGCGGCGTTGCACGACAAGCAGAAGTCCAAGGCGATGAAGATGATCCGCCCGGCCAGTCCAACGAAAACTTTGACCCCCAGTGCCAAGAGCAGCAAGAGCGCAGGAGGGAAGACCCCTCCCATCAAGAAACTCGCCGCCCGGCTCCGCAGTAGCGGGAGCCCCGACGACTACATGAGCCTCCTGTTGGCTTCTGACACTCTCAACGACCTGAAGAACTAACGCCCCTTTGGGGCAGGACTCATCATCATGGCAATTCTCAAGACGTTCACTGTCATCGGTATGCGCGAGGAGCTGGCCGATCGTATCTGGGACATCTCCCCGGAAGCGACCCCGTTCATGTCGAACGCCAAAAAGGGCACGGTCAGGGCGACCCTCTCCGAGTGGCTGATCGACGAGCTTACCGCTCCCGACACTGCCAACGCCAAGGTCCAGGGCTACGACGTGACCGCCGAAGACACGATTACCCAGCCTGTCCGGCTCGGCAACCGCACTCAGATCAGCGACAAGACCGCGAAGGTCGCCAAGACCGTCGAGGCCGTGAACAAGGCTGGTCGGCGCGCCGAGATGGCGCGGGCACTGTCGCGGAAGATGGTCGAACTCAAGCGCGACATCGAGAGCATCCTGCTCTCCAACCAGATAGCCTACGCAGGCACCGCCTCCGCCGCCTCCACCACGGGTTCCGTGCTGGCGTTCATCAAGACCAACGTCAACAAGGCGGGCGACGGGACGAACCCAAGCTATACCTCCTTGCCGGACGCTCTTCGCGTAGACGGCACCCCGCGCCCGTTCACTGAGACTATCCACAAGGACGTGCTGGAGCAGATGTGGATCGAAGGCGCGGATCCGTCCATCGTCATGGTCGGCGCGGTGCAGAAGGGTGTCGCTTCCACCTTCACTGGCATCGCTCAGATCCGCAAGGCAGTCGAGGGCTTGAAGCAGGCCGCGATCATCGGCGCGGCGGACGTGTACGTTGGCGACTTCGGCGAAGTGACGTTCGTGCCGAACCGCTGGATGCGCCCCATCGACGCGCTGTACCTCGACAAGTCCATGTACGAGTTCGCCACCCTCCGTGGGTTCGACACGATCCCGCTGGCGATCATGGGCGACAGCGATCGGCGCCTCGTCAACGTCGAGTACATGCTGAAGGTGTACAACGAAAAGGGCCTCGGCTTGGCGACTGACCTCGCCTAATCGGGGGTAGACAGGGCATAGTCAGGCTAATAGGCAAGCAGCCGGGGTCTCTCCGGAAATGGGGGTTCGACTCCCCCCTATGCTCATACCGCACAGCACCTTGAGTGATTTATCATTCTGGCAAGGACACCTGTGACCTCACCAATCCTGTTCGACCACGATCCACTGACCGGCACGGAGACGTGGTGGCACTTCGACCCCACTACCGAGGTCGCCACGTTGGAGACGCGCCGCGACGTGGGGGACATCACCGAGTTCAACAAGGGATCGTTTAACCAGTACGACGAGCGGGCGCCGTGGGAGAGCGAAGTCCACAACAAGGTCGCTTCCATCCCCGACTTCCTGTTCTACCAGCTATCCGCCACGCTCGGTCTGCCAAAAGAGAACCCGAAGGCGTGGAAGAAGTGGTTGAACGACAAGGACAACCTGGCGTTCCGCACCCGTCCGGGTAGGGTCTGATGACCTACACCGAACTCCAGACCAACGTCGCCGCATGGCTCAACCGCGAAGACTTGACCGCGGCGATCCCGACCTTCATCGCCTTCGCGGAAGTGATGTTCGATCGGCAGATCCGCATCCGGGAGATGCTGACCCGCGACACGGCGACCGCGGACGAGGACTACGAGGAACTTCCGACCGATTTCCTCGAACTCAAGTCGATCCGGTTCAACACCAACCCGAACGTCGTGCCGGTCTACGCCGCCCCCTACGCGCTGGAAAACCTGCGGTCACGCTACTACGGCACGGGCGGCACCCCGAGGCACTACACGATCCTCGGCAGCCAGATCCTCTTTGATCGGACGCCGACCGGGGCACCTGTTCTTGACATTACCTCCTACGTTCGGCTGCCGCGGCTGTCCGGTACGCAGGCGACGAACGCCCTACTGACCAACCACCCCGACATTTACCTCTACGCTACGCTGATGCAAGCGGAGCCGTACCTCAAGAACGACGAGCGACTGCCGACATGGGTTGCCTTGTATGAGAAGGGGCGGGACGACCTGCACACCGCCGATCGCGCCGCAGAAGCAAGTCCCAGCCCTCTCATCATGCAGCCCCGCAAGCCGATATGCTGGTAACGCCGCTGCGTTGGTAGCCAACTTCTAGCAAGGAATACACCATGCCCTCTGCCATTTCTCTCGGAGCACTGGATCTCGTAGCTGTTGGCGCCGCTACCCGGCAAATCGGGGGTGGAGACGTGGAGCAGGCGTCGATGGTGATCATCCAGATCGTCGGTGCTTTTACCGCTACGATCACAGTGCAGGGCTCCTTGGACGGCAGCACCTGGGTCAGCCTCCTCGCCCGGCCCGTTGGGTCCACCACTGCGGCTAGTACCATTACTGTCCCTGGCCTCTACCAGATCGAGGCGAGCGGCGTAGCGGAAGTGCGGCTGTCGTGGCCTGGGACCGGGGTGGGGGCGCCGACCCTGTTCTACCGGGCGGTCGTCGGATGAGATTTGGTCTTAATGGAAGGTTTGGGAGAGGCGCGGTGCGTCAGTACCCGCCGGTAGGCTCTGAAATCGTGGCCCATGTCACGATCACGAGTGGCACGCCGCCGAGTCTGGGGCAGGGCGACACGTTTCAGTTAGTGTGGTTGGTGGAGAGTGGCC